CTTTGAAGAAGAGACGAAGCTGAGCGGATTCTCCGCTGCCCCGGTTAAGTCCGAGGGTGCCGCCATTGCGTACGATAATGCGCAGGAAGCTTGGACAGCTCGTTACAGTCACGAGACCATCGCTCTCGGCTTCTCCATCACGGAAGAAGCGGTTGAAGACAACCTGTACGATTCGCTCAGCAAGCGCTATACAAAGGCTCTTGCTCGTGCTATGTCGTACACGAAGCAGGTCAAGGCTGCGTCTGTCCTGAACAACGGCTTTTCATCGTCCTATCCGGGCGGTGACGGAGTTGCTCTGTTCTCGGCATCGCATCCGCTTGTCTCGGGCGGCTCCAACAGCAACCGTCTGACTGCGTCGGACCTCAACGAAACTTCGCTTGAGGCCGCTGTCATTCAGATCGCTGCTTGGACCGACGAGCGTGGACTGCTCATTGCGGCGAAGCCTCGCAAACTCATCGTGCCCCCGCCGTTGATGTTTACTGCAAAGCGTCTCCTCGACACGGAGCTTCGTGTATCGACTGCGGATAACGACATCAACGCTATCAAGGCGATGGGGTCGATTCCGGAGGGCTACACGGTGAACCACTTCTTGACCGACACGAACGCTTGGTTCTTAACGACCGACGTTCCGAACGGCATGAAGCACTTCGTGCGTACTCCGCTGGCAAATTCCATGGATGGTGATTTTGATACCGGCAACGTCCGTTACAAGTCCCGCGAGCGCTACAGCTTCGGCTGGAGTGACCCGCTTGGCATGTTCGGTTCGCCCGGTTCGTCCTGATAAATCAGTAACTTACGCTGATTGGGAAGGGGCCGAAAGGCCCCTTCTTTTTGTCTTGCGCTTTAAGTTTGGTTCAAGTATCGTTACCTGTAACTAAGTTACAGAGTAAACGATGGATACTTCAACCTTGCCCAAGTCTCGTGCTGCCGCCAAGGCTACTGATGCCAAGTACTACTTCACTGGTGAGCCGTGCAAGCACGGCCATGTTGCCCCCCGCAAGACGAAGGGGGCTTGCATCAAATGCCTGAAAGTTGAGTGGGAGAAGGCAAACGTCACCCGCGCTAAGTACTTCCGGCAGTACAACCAAAAAGCGTCTGTCAAAGACCGTAAAAACGATTGGTATACTGCCAACCGAAACAAGGTAATTCAGTCCGCTGCTACACGTCCTGCGGCAGCCCTGCGAGAGTATAGGAATGCTTGGAAGCGTAATAACGTCTTGCAGGTCCGTGCCGACACTAAAGCCCGGCGGCGCAAACACCGCGTAGCAACCCCCAAGTGGCTTACTCGTAGGCAGAAGAGCGAGATCCGGCAGCTTTACCAGATCGCCATGACGATGACCAAGACCACCGGGGAGCAGTACGTTGTGGACCATATTGTCCCCCTCCGCTCTGAATTTGTATGTGGTCTCCATGTCCCTTGGAACCTGCGCGTCATCACCCGCGAGGAGAACCTTGCCAAGTCAAATCAGATTGTTGACACCCCTTTGGATACGGCGTATACAGTGTACGTTCCGGGGTAATTTTAGCGTAGCAGACAGGCCCGGCTGACGACATGCAGACTGCTACGCTACTTGCATGTAAGGAGTATTTTAATGTCTACTACTACTTTTTCTGGCCCGGTTGTTTCGCAGAATGGTTTCTCTGGCGTTGTCGCCTCTGACTCGGCTGTCATCACCAACCTGCTTTGCACCACGCTCACCATTGGCAGCACCAAGCTGACCACGGGTTCGGTTTCGGGCACGGTGTCGGTTCAGGCCGGACGTATCCCGGTTCTCGTCGGTAGCACTACGCTTTACATCGGCTTGTACGCCAGTCTGGTTCCGTAAGACTTCGTGGGGGGCGTAAGCCCCCTTCATCCATTACAGGAGACTCAGAATGGGTATGCAGACAGATGTCCTTGCTAGTAAAGTTGCTACGACCGCTAGCGATTTATTGGATCAAAATAGCCTTGTTATTGGGCGTAGTCGCGTCAAAGCGATCTACATTGTTCCTGATACCGGTGCAGGCACTGTCACGTTTCGTGACGGCGGTGCAAGCGGCCCGGTCAAAATCGTATTGAACACCAAAGCAAGTTCTACTTCAGCGGATTACACCCTGCTGCCGGGCGAAGGCTTGCTCTTCCAGACAAGTATCTACATCGTCCCGTCAGACGTAGTCTCGACGACGGTTATTTATGGCTAAGTCCCCTGCTTGGCAGCGCAAGGAAGGGAAAAATCCGGCTGGCGGTTTGAACGCCAAGGGCAGGGCTTCGTATAACGCAGCCAACCCCGGTAAGCCGGGGCTGAAGCGTCCTCAACCGGAAGGTGGGCCTCGCAAGAAGTCATTCTGTGCCCGGATGTCTGGGATGAAGCGTAAGCTCACGAGCGCCAAGACGGCTAACGACCCTGATAGCCGGATCAACAAGTCGCTTCGTGCGTGGAAGTGCTGACATGCCGAGCAAGTCCAAAGCACAGGCAAATCTGATGCGGGCAGCTGCCCATAATCCAACCTTCGCTAAAAAAGTCGGGGTTCCGGCTAAAGTGGCGAAGGAATTCACCAAGGCCGATAAAGGCCATAAATTCAGGAGTAAGTCGAAATGAAAGAGTCCAAGGCTATGATGAAGAAGGAAGTGTCGTTCATGAAGAAGAAGGGCGCTCCGAAGTCGATGCTCAAGCACGAGATGGCTGAGATGCGTGGCAAGAAGGGCATGATGGGTGGCGGTATGGCCTACTCTAAGGGCGGTTCCGCTTCGAGCCGTGCTGATGGCGTTGCTCGCAAGGGCAAGACCAAGGGTAAGATGGTCTGATGGCAAGCGCAAAAAAACTTCCCAACGAGGCGATGCCTCCGCCGGATAGCAAAGACCGGCGGGAGTTCTTGAAGGAGGTTGCGGCCCAGCGTCGTGCTGAAGAGGCCGCTGCTGCTGAGCGCCGTCGTCGGGCTGCGTCTCGTGAGGCTACTTCGTCCGATGCGAAGTTTGAACAGGCCGCTGAGGATGAGAAGCAGGCGATGAAAGATAAGCAGATGAAAGAAGCTTATGAGCGTACTAAGCCTAAACCGTTCCGTAAAGGCGGTATGCCTGATCTGACCGGCGACGGTAAGGTGACCCGCGCTGATGTCCTCAAGGGGCGTGGCGTGTTTAAGCATGGCGGCAAGGTCAAGAAGTACGCTTCCGGCGGCTCTGTCTCCTCTGCGTCCAAGCGAGCTGATGGCTGCGCCGTCAAGGGCAAGACTAAGGGAAGATTTGTCTGATGATGCCGTCGCGTGGTATGGGTGCTATGTCTCCTAGCAAGATCCCCCGTGCTAAGCGTCGTGGGGACAACAAGCCCGTGATTGGTACGGGTGAGCCGATTCGTCATGCCGAGGGTGGCAAGGTAAAGAGCAAGGTCAACGAGGCTGGGAACTACACTAAGCCGGGTATGCGTGAGAGCATGTTCAAGTCGATCAAGTCCCGTGCGGTGCAGGGTACCGGCGCAGGAAAATGGAGCGCGAGGAAGGCACAGTTGCTTGCCAAGAACTATAAGGCCAAGGGCGGGGGATACCGCGATTGAAAGCCCCACAACAATCCCTCAAGGCTTGGGGGCAGCAGAAATGGAGAACGAAAAGTGGTAAACGATCTTCTGACACGGGTGAAAGATACCTACCAGAGGCTGCGATCAAGGCTCTCTCGCCTTCGGAATATGCCCGTACCACCGCCGCCAAGCGTAAGGGTAAAGCCCAAGGCAAGCAATTCGTCGCGCAACCCAAGGGCATTGCTGCTAAAACGCGCAGCTACCGCCAAGCGGGCAAAGGATAAAAAGTAGATGGTTGACAAGACTACAGCTACGACCGATTTCAACCTCGACCTCAACACGATCATCGAAGAGGCATATGAGCGTTGCGGTTCCGAACTGCGTACGGGCTACGACTTCCGTACGTCAAAGCGTAGTCTTGGCTTGCTTTTGATGGACTGGGCGAACCGAGGCATCAACCTCTGGACGCTTGAGACGGGCACGCAGACCCTGTCCTACAACGTCGGGACTTATAACCTGCCTGTTGATACGGTGGACTTGCTTGACCATGTGATCCGTACTGGATCGGGCACAAACCAGCAAGACATCAACATCTCACGCATCTCCTCTTCGACCTACCTGTCCATCCCTAACAAGAACGCGACGGGTCGCCCCATCCAGATTTGGATCAATCGGCGCACAGGCGCAACGGGCGCTGATAACGTCGTAGTCCATCCGCAGTACACAGTGTGGCCCCTCCCCGATAACACGACGACGTATACGCTGGTCTACACCCGGCTCGTGCGTATGTTCGACCCCGGTACGGGCGTGAACGGTCAGGACATCCCGTTCCGCTTTATGCCCTGCCTCGTGGCTGGGCTGGCCTATATGCTCTCGATGAAGATTCCGGGGGCTGAGTCCCGCATGGCGGTCCTGAAGGCTCAATACGACGAAGCGTGGGATCTGGCTGCGGGCGAGGATCGTGAGAAGGCGGCGGTGCGGTTTGTGCCGAGACAGAGCTTCCTCGGGGGCTACTGATGCCTAATCGGTTTGCAAGTGGCAAACATGCTATCGCGGAGTGCGACCGGTGTGGGTTTCGGTACAAGTTGAGGGATCTCAAGCCGCTTGTTATCAAGACCAAGAACGTGAACATCTTGGTCTGTCCGGAGTGCTGGGAGCCTGATCAGCCGCAGTTGTCGCTTGGGCTGTACCCAGTCGATGATCCGCAGGCGCTTAGGAACCCTCGCCCTGACCTGTCTTACTTTGAGGAAGGCAATAACGGCGCAGGTGGTAGTAGAATGATCCAGTGGGGATGGAACCCGGTAGGCGGGGCAAGTTCGTTTGATGTGGCATTGACCCCCAACACTTTGGCTCCGGCTGGTCAGGTCGGGTCTGTAACGGTCGTAACGACTTAGGAGATTGAGATGAAGAACGGTATGCGTAAGGTCGCAAAGGAAGAAGTCGGTAAGCACGAGCGTGCCATGCATGGTACGAAGAAGATGCGTGCTGGTGGCAAGACCAACAGCGA